AAAGCTATATTGATCCTATGGATGATTTGACAAGGCTTAATGATATTCTCTTAAATAGACGTATATGTAAATCGCACGCCGTCGATTTTAAATACTTTTCCCATAGTTACTTTTCCCATAGTTCTCATTCTCTAACCTTTCTATGTGTTCCATCATAGTATCAAATACTGTTGAATGTTCTCTTAAGAAATCAACCAATTTCGGCTTTCCTTGAAACTTATCAATTAATTCTCCGGTATCTATATCAATTAGACTGAACCACGCTCCTGCTTGATTTACAATTCCGAGTTTAATTGCGACATCAACTGCGTCTGATAAATAGTCTATACCCTCAAGATATTTCAAAGTATAAAATCCCACTTTTCTATCTGACCTACACACTTTAGATTTCACTAATGCTACATTTACTATATTTCCTGCAGGATTCTCGCAAGCTCTTGAAAGATTATTGCCTTTGTCATCAATATAATTACCCTTGCGAAACTCTAATCTTGTACTACAAGCGTGTCTCCATGCTCTTCCACCTGTTGTGGTGGTTCCACCATACATACTATTCATATCATCACGAACTTGATTTATTCCTATAAAAGTAGTCTGTGTTCTTGCAAGAACTGGGGTTATTTTTTTGCTAAATTCAGTGAGTGCCATACTTACCCCGCCATATGTTCTTTCACCTATTTGCTTCTCGTTTGCCTGCGTTGATACCATAGCACCGATACTATCCAGTATACATACACTTATTTCTCCGCTATCTATGATTTCTATAATCATATTAAATACTTCTTCAGCTCCCATACTGTCAGGGTCAAGATAGAGTATATCATCACAATTCAATCTCAGTTTTGTAGCCCACACCGAATCAAAAGTATGTTCAATATCAACGAACAATACCTTTTTGTCAGGAAACATTCTTTGCGCGCACCCGGCAACATCTATGGCAGTTGTTGTTTTTCCACTACCGTCTGTACCATAAAATTCTGCTATTCTTCCAATGGGTATACCACCATATGTCATATAATTAAGTCTACAAGATGAAAATGGAATTTTCTGTACTTCCTGGAAATCTACTCCTAATTGAATATTTCCTACTTTCATTTTCTTATTTAAGTCTTTTATAATTAAGTCAAGATTACTCATTATTTCCACCTTCCTTTAACTGTTCTGCCATTTCTTCTAACCACATAGGTCTGATTTCTCCGTCTACCTCAACCGTTGGCATTGTGTTTGCAAATTTCACAAAATCATCAATAGCCTTGTTATATTCTTTTTCGTACATATGTCTTAAACTTCTATGTTGATTTTCTCTGTAATCTTTCAATTCTTCCAACCAATCCGCAATCTGTTCATGTTCTTCGGCGCATTCGATACATGGCTTAGAATAATAATCCGCACATCCTTTCCAACACCACCCTGCTTGACGATTTCGATTGCTCTATTAACACTTATTGCTTTGACATCCCTATATCCATTATTTCCATAAGGGGTAACATATTTCTTTGTGTATCTGGTTGCATTTTCTTCCAATTCCTCAACAACCTTTTCAACATCATAGGCGGTCGGCATATTCTGGATGTAATCGTGTAATGCGTCAACACAACCACCCCAAGTTTCTATTTCTTTTAACAACTGACTTCTGCTGATTAAATCACTCATTCTTCATCACTCCAATCCAATTTTTGACCGCAATTATCACAATACTTCTGTTTATCAGTTAAACCTTTCATATCACAGCATGGGCATAACGCAAATTGCTTATCCTCTGTAAATATAGGTTTCTTCGGTATCTGCTTTTCAAGTGCGTTGATAATCAATTCCATATTTTTAAGCGGAATATTGTACAATGCTCTAATATCATTGCAACCCATTGATTTTGCTTCTTTAAGAACATTACTGTAGTCATCCGCCATTGATTCTATAAGTTTTGCTTCACTCTCTGTCATACTCACACCTCACTTTCACTATGATTTATATATCTGCTATTTGTACTATTTGAATAAATTATAATAATTTATTTCACCTCACCTCTATAAATTATCAAATTCTTTTGTTGATAGTTCTCTTAAAATATTCTTCAATTCATCATCGTCTACAATTATTACATCATAATTAAATAGAAATGTTCTTTCTACACCAACAACATCCTCATCTTTGGAATATACAACTCTAAAAACTGCTTTCATTCCCTGTTCCATATATTTGTTAGTTAAATATTCATTGGCTTCCTTGTCGGTTTCATACCAATAATCTTCATGACCTTTATCTGTTTCTTTCTTCCGTAGTTTAAAGTTTTCTTTCTTCAACATATTATCTCTCACTTTCGCTATGATTTATATATCTGCTATTAGACAGTTCCATTTCTGTAATTCTTTTATTCATTACCTTTTTCAAACTGTTAAGCATTTCATATCCAGCATCCATTCGCAATTTCACTTTCTTATAAGCTCTTGAATATATAGCAAGTGTCATTGTTTCTGCTTGTGCCGTTAGTTCTGCTTGTGCCGTTTTATCTGCAACTGTCTTTCCGGTTGCTTGTTCTCTTGCTTTTGAATATACTTCTTGTCTGATAGCTTTGCAAGTATCTTCTTTAATACCTAAATCTTCCTGTGCAGAACCTGTGAAATATAAAGTATTTGCTAAATCCAAAATAGCTTTTTCTAAATAAGAATCCGTCATAGTATCATTGGTTAGAATTGATTTAATATCTATCATTAAATCGTCTAAATCGTCACAATACTTTGTTACAAGTTTATCAGATATTTCCTTGATTGTATCACTTATGCTATCCACATTTTTCATTATAGATTCGGCAGTTTTATTATTTCTTTTTTGTGGATAAAAATCGCATACTGAGGTATTCCCTTTGCAATTGCACACCTCAACTTCTTTCGTGCCTAGGCATCTTCCGTTTTTATAACAACTACACACATTTCCTTCTCTACGACTTGCCATTATATATAATGCCTCCTTCCATACTCTGCTATCAATAATGCCTCAGCCATTCCGTCGTGGTCTTTCTTGCATCTGTTAGTTGCTTTTAAATTCACATTTGGGAATAATCTCTTACATACTTCAATGGATGTATTTTTATCAGATGTACAAGAAAACTCTTTCTTCCATTTCTGAGGAGTAACAAGTTCATAAGGTATTCCATATGCTTTTAATACACCTTGAATGAAACCAAAATTCATTCCAAAATTAAATGTGCTTGATACGCCTTGTTTAGGCATTGCGTGAACGTGTTCTAAATAACATATTACATTCATTCCTTCAAGCCTACTACAAGCATTTAATAATTCCATATCGGAATAAACAATACAAGATGCATAGTATGAACCTAATTCTGCAATACCTCCATTTTTTCCTGGGTCAATTCCTATATAAATCATTTTATCCCTCCTGATTCCATTCAAATACGGCATTATAATCGCCTTCAAAATACTTATAAACACACTGTACACAAATCAGCTTATGTCCATTATTTGATACAGAACATTCCAGATTAACTTTTCTACCACATAAGACACAAGTATGTCTAGGGTCATCAGAATAACGTGTACCATATTCCTTGAATATTTCTATGTTTTTCTTGTTAGCAACTTCATTCATTCTCGGCAAATTTGTAAATAACTTATAAAGTGGTGTTCCGTTAAATGTTGTTTCTTTCATTTTTTCTCCTTTTCCTTATTTTCTCGGCAATTTTTTATTCATAATCTTTCCGGTAACCTGCCAAAAATATGATTGTATATCATTATGTTTTTGACGTTCATCTTGTAAATCCGAACAATTTTTCCTAAATTTTAGATATGCTTCGCAAGTCGAATGACATTTTAAAGTTCTGTCAGCACAGTTGTAACAAGGTGATTTATTAGACATTATTGTTCCTCCTTATTTGCTAAAATAATGGTCTTGTACCTTAAATAACGGTGTACCGAATGTATGATAATGTAATGTTCTGAAATATAATACTTCTGAATTGTATCTATTTTCTAATTCTTCCCATATTATATCATAAATTCGTTGTGTAGGTACTATTGTATTTATTGAACCATTTTCAACAACTTCAAACTGCCCGACTTGATTTATTATGTCATATATGTTATCAGGGAATGTATCGTTATCCAGCCTATTTAATATACAATCAACAACTAATCTAACACCGGTGTCACACTGATTTCCCGCTTCCGACATAACACATTGAGCCATATAATCAATGTACCAATTACACCCCATAGTATTTTCGGAACATTCTGTTGTGGGTTCTTCCTTTGTTGGTTCAGGGGATGTATTATATGTTTCAAACTTCTTAATTTTCTCAACTTGAATATCTTCAATTTCCGGAACATATACATTAATATTTGAAGTATATGTTGTTGGTGTAGATACGTTATCCTCATTTGTATGTATTCTCTGTCTTATTGTAAATACTACACCAACAATTACAAATCCTAAAATCAATAGCATATACAGTATGCCAAAAATCGTACTAACTATCGAATTTACCTTATTACACTGCTTTCTAGGTTTTTTACTGTTGACAATATTAACATATGTCAAATCAAGTTCTTTCTTTTCCATCTTCATTCTCCTTTACATTGAATAATCTTTTTTGCTGGTTACTTTCTAAATACTTCTTGTAACACGTTTTACCCATTCCGACCTCTATGGACTGGGGGCTTTTTAATTTCCGGTTACAAATCATACATATGTTTTGTTTACGAGGTTTCATCATAATTTCCTTTCCTTTCTTCTAAAGAAATGACCTTTCATATCAAGCTGTACCAATATGCTATCCAAAACTCTCTGATATTGAGTAAAACTTATTACAAAATATTTCTGCAATAAGAAATCCTTATGTACCGTTGTTGTCCATTCCGGTAAACAATAGTTTCGCACACGTTTTACATATACATCAGTATGCTGTGGCAATCCATCATATTTTGTTGTGAGCGGCACAATGGTCACATAATCATTATATGTATTATTCATACCATTGCTGATTACGACACACGGTCTAATCTTTTTATATGCGTGTTCTTTCTGTGGGAATATATCTTCCATATTTACCCACCAAACATCCCTGCACCTAACATCTTTCATATAATTAATATCTCCTTTCTTAACTTGTTTATATTGTAACACATATTTTTTAAAAAGTAAAGCATTTTTTTAAATTTTTATAAAAAAAATCACACGGTGTTCTCCCATACCGTGTGATTTCCTTTGGAGGCAATTATCGCAAAAAGCAAAAACCAGATTACATTAATTATATTAACACATTATCTAAGACAATGCAATACCAAATAATCAAGTCCTATATCTGCGTCAAGTGTACCCTGCTTCAATGCGACTTCAACTGATTGACAAAATAGTGCATTTCGCTTTAATTCCTCAAAATTATACCCGCCTATATTCTTATTACATCCCCACAATTCGCCTTTTGTCATTCCGGTTCTTGTCATTGCGTCTTTACGATTTGCACCTAATCCAACATATGCCATTAAATTCCTAAAGCCATTGTATAATATGCTTGCAATAAGAATAGGATTTTCGTCCTTGCGTTTCGCTTCATCAAGTTTCTGTATAGCTGTATCCGGATACCCTCCTAATACTGCGTCTGTCAACTCGAATGTAATATCGCCTATTTCCTTATGGAATAAACCCTGCTTGTCTAATAACTTAAAAACAGAATCAGTCTGAGGCGTACCTTCATCATCCGTATTATATTCCCCCCACTGTTTGATTTTATCAACCTCCATTAATATTCTACCATAATCGTGATTACAGTAGTCTATTAATTCTTGCGCGTATTTTCTACCCAAATCCGGCAAATACCGGCTTATATAGGTTAGTAGTACATCATCACCTAATCGGTTAAATTCAACGCAATTTTGCTTATTTCTTGTGTAGAATTTGATGGTCTTATTAATGCTTGTATATCTTAATATGAGATAATGTTTTGAATTATTGAAATTTGTTATAACATTTTCCCATACATCCTCTGCCGACTTAAAACTTTCGTCTCCGGACACAATATACACTCTAGGAGTATTTACAAGACTTTTACGGTTGCATTGCGATAACACATTACGCACTGTATCACAATGAATAACTTGTTTATCCTTGACTATATGCTTTATGTATTCATCAAGAATAGCTTGTTCCTCTCCGAATAAAATCAAAAAATGAGGAATTTTGTTATTTGCTATTGACATCATTAAATCTGATAACTGCATTTTTATAATTGCCCTCCTTTAAAAGTATTTTATCAAGCGGGTAACCTGAATTTTTGAGTTGCTGGGTTATTTTCGTCCATTCTTTACGGAATTTTTTGTCGGATAACCCACAATCTTTATTATCTAACATTAGAATAAACCTCCTTTACGTTTACTTTTTGGCTTTGTTGTAGTACATAAGGCGTGACAAGCAATATTCATTAAATATTCTTTGTCGGTATCATTTAATCTGTCATACAAATCAAACCCGGTTGTTCCATCGAAATCATACATTACATATCCATATTGCGTATTGTCAATCTGTATATCTTTTTGCAATGCTACAAGCTGTTTACTCAATTCGTCATATTCTCTATCGGATAATGCATTTGTATTCAGCTTATAATAAGCTATACAATTTAATATTACCTTGCGTTGGAGAAAATTTATGCAAGTAACTTTATCCCAACTTCTCGGAAATTTTTGCAATTTAGACACCTCGTTTCTTAATGTCATCAAGCAACTTAATTAGCATACATTCAATACTTGACTTTTTATTTACTATACTCCGCCGGATTTCACGTTCACACTCAAATATATGTGACATACTGTCAAGATTAATATATAAATTGAACGGCTCATATGCAAGATAAAACCTTTTCTTGAATACCTTAAAAAACAGTGAACAATCAATCTTATCGGTATCTGTTTGTTTTGCTTTAAGTTGAGTACAAGCCTTTAATAATCTTGTACCACTTTGAGCGTTCAAAGCCTCAATTACATCATCAACACAATTCTCTACCATTTCAAGTTCGCTATGTTCAATCTGTAATTCGCTTATATTTGTACAATATTCCAATTTTAGTTTATCATCACATACAGAACGTAACTCCTTAGTTGTATAAGGCTCCATCTTAACGAATGTGCCTCTGCTTCTGATTGTACCCAGCATATTATCTATATTATGGATCGTCATAACGAAATACGCATTATTTGGTGGCTCCTCTACAACTTTAAGCAAGGCATTTTTTGCATTTAAGGACATATCATCTGCGTCCCTAAAAATATACATTGTAGGTTCAGTACAATTATATGCAAGTTCGATAGTATCTCTGACAGCGGAAACTGTACTATCTTGTATCAAGCCATTCTTAATATTTAACATACGCATAATTTCTTTTGCAAGTGTGAGCCTGCCGCTACCTTGTTCCCCGACTACAATAATAAATCGTGGAGTTGAACGATTGCACCGCCATTGTATAATAGTATTAATATTATTCTTCTGTCCTATCATCATTTTTAATCCCTTCCTTAATCTCTAAAAAAGCTGAACCATCTGACATATATTTTATTATTTTATCCAGCCTACAATACTTTATTGGACGCAAGTTTAGACCATCATCTTCTTCTGCTAGTAAATACACATTTTCAATAACAGTATCGTTATCAAAGATTTTCTTCTTAGCTTCTTTTATAGATAACTGTGTTACTTTTATATTATTCATATATCTACTCCTTTCCACAATAAATCAAGATAGATAATTCTATTAATGTTTTAGGGGCACTGTCCCACTTAATCTGACTATTCAGATTTATGACAAAATCCATAGACTTAAATATCTCGTCTTTGTGTTCTGATAATTCTTCCAAATCCTTTATGTTCTCATCTGTTGCGGGTATATTGATATAATTTGTATTTTCATAAATTAGATACTTTTCGACATCTAATATGAACTTAGAAAAATCTTTTAAAAACTGCTTAACATCTTTTCCCGAATTACACACCCCTTCTATAATATCAATACATATCTGCTTATCCTGTTTTACAAGAGCAAAAATAAAATTAAAAAATACATCATAATCTTCTGCGCCTATTGTTTTTAACACATTTTCCAGTGTTAAATCGGGGGATAATGAAAGACATTTATCCAATAAGGTAATAGCGTCCCTCATACCACCATTAGATACTTTAGCTATATATTCAATAGCCTCTATATTCCAATCATAAGCACCATCACAACAACCACACTCATCAGCTTCTTTACTTTCCATAAGAAGTATATGGGATAATCTTTCTGCAATGCCCTTATTACTTATTTTCTGAAAATTGTATCTCTGCACCCTTGAAAGAATTGTATTTGGAATTTTCTGAGGGTCAGTTGTGCAAAAGATAAATATTGTAAATTTTGGTGGTTCTTCAAGTGTCTTGAGTAATGCCTGCCAAGCTCCGTTTGATAATGAATGACATTCATCCACTATGAATATCTTATATTCTGCGTCAAGGGGTTTTCTCTTTGCGTCATCTATAATCTGTCTAATATTATCAACTCCACTATTGCTGGCGGCGTCTACTTCAATAGGATTTCCCTTTCCATCATTTATCATGCTAGCGAAGATTCTTGCTGATGTTGTCTTTCCTGTTCCACTCGGACCTGTGAAAAGATACGCACTTTGCACGGTTTTAGTCCGCACCTGATTTTCTAAAATATCTTTTACAACTGATTGTTCAGTCATATCATCAAACGTTTTTGGTCGATGTTTAACTGCTAATGATTCTTTTGACATATTATTTCTTTATTCCTTTCTTTTCAAATCTCATTCTTCTATGTCTTGAATTAACAATTTCAAGAACATCTTTATCCTCCCAACAAACCACCCATTTAGAAGGGTTAATATTAACTGGTAGTTTATGGGCATTTATTATTCTCACTTGTTCCTTAGTTAGCATCAGATTCCTCCTTATATCTTAAATATTCTAAAAATTGTCTTTCATTTAATACATAATAATTTTTTCCGCAAGGTTCAAACTGAAAAGCTAATACACCTTCTTCTTTTCCCTGCTCAAATGTCTGTTCTTGCAATTTTTTCATCCAATCTTTTTTTATACTGAATGATTGCTTTACAGACATTGAGGTTTTAGCTTCTATAAAGAATTTATCTGTATGTACATCACCCCCACCGAATTTTGTTCCACCGGAATTGCTCTGTACTTTTCCACCTGTTACTTTTGCAATGTGTTTTTCCTGCAAATCTGAAAAATATCTTGTACTCATTTACTTCTCCTTTGCTATAAGTGTTCTGCATACTGTATCAATCATTTCCCAACGATATAATGTCAACTTGCCATAAGCTATTGCATATTTGAGCAAATCTCCACTTGTGTATGTCGTAATAAGTTCGCTAACAGTTGTTATATTATACTGTTCAAAGAAATTACGAATAACCACTGGAATAGATAATATGTTTAGTATATCAGCAAATTTATCCAGTAATTCGTTTGAACTTGTATTTCCCATACAATGTTTTACTAGACATATATACTGTTTACTTACATTATACTTCTTTCCCAACTCCGTAAGTGATGCCTCCGGGTTATTTTTTTAAATCTTTAACTATTGAATGTAATTTGTCGTTCAATGATATAATCTCCTTTTTTATTAATATTTTTTGTTAATAGTGGGCATAGCTTTTATAGTATCAAACACTTCCTTTCCAAAACCTCCTAAAATATCCGTTTTATCTGTCGCCATACTGTACTTTTCAAAAATAGTATATAATAAATGCAACACATCATATTTACTAACTAAATCATTCATTATCTATCATCTCCCATTCTTTTATTGCCGATTTGATGACCCAGCCTTCCCAAGTTATATTACTAATCTGACCTTCAAGATATTTCAATTTTTCTTTGGCTTCTTTCTCACTTTCCACTATCATCAAGCCAAGTTTAGCACTACACTCCGGGCCTATTCCATATAGTTTAGATACCGGATTTGTGAGTTGTCTGCCACAACACATACAATAAGTTGCATTGCGTTCTATCTGCCCTCCAAGAGCCATACAATACATACCTCTTGTTTCCTTAAGGACTTCGCCTTGCATTATACATAACGGCATTGGTACACCATTATTCCATTTATCCTGAAAATCAAAGTTTGCCGTTGCCGGTTCTGTCATATATTTTTTAACAGTGATTTTATATGACTTTCCTACTTCCATTTTCTGAACTGGTGGGCATATATAATCTTCTGTATTTATTTCTTTTCTTTTCCCTTCAAGGATAAACTCAAACGGTTTATCCTCTTCAAAATCTTGTTCACTGTATCTATGTATCTGTTTAAATATTTCTTTCATTATTTATCAATCCTTTCCACTTGATTTTGCGTGAAAAATGCTGAAAGTTTTATGTAATATCTTCCATTTTCAACTTGTTCTATATCACCGTTATTATTTTCTATCTCAACTTTCTTTGTGGATTTTCTCCATACCGGAATACTATGTTCCGACTTCTCGCCGCGTTTTACTTGATAACCTAAACTCTTCCAAGTTGCATATGTATGTAAAACAACTGTGAGTGGGTCTAAATTATGAGATACCATATACTCTAATATAATCTCGCTGTTTGTCATAGTCATTACTTCCTTTCAATATATTACTTTCTTAACTTGTTTATATTGTAACACATATTTTTTAAAAAGTAAAGCATTTTTTTAAATTTTTATAAAAAAAATATGTGCCGGTAAAAACCGACACATATTCCGCGATAGGTAATAAATAAATATGGAAGTTGTACATCTTCATTAATTATGATAACATTACTTGCTCATATTGTCAAGCTCCTCATCCTCAAGTAATGCTATAACCTGAACAACATTGCCGTTTTCCATTTTAAGCGCATTTTCATTTCCATAATACAGCTTAATTGTATCTTCCGGATTTGCCTGCACCTGTTCTTTCAACATCTGAATATCCACACAACATACAAACGGTGCGAAGTTATTACTTTCGACATAGTTTATTGTCTCTGTTGAGGCGTCCTTTTTACTGTGAATAATCAGCCCGCTTCTACTGAATGTGAAGTATGCTCCATTCTTGTCGTATGGTTCAATAAAGAGTGAAAGTCTATCAAGTACAGATAACAGTAAACTCTTAGGTATCTTACAAGATGAAGTAAATGCTTCATCAAGATACGCCTTTACTTCATTGATTGGAAACTGTTCAATTTCACTCATTAATGCACCCTTGACAATCTGAGTATCAGTTACGAATGTTATTTCCTCAGGTGTATAGAATACCTTGATGTTTTCCTCGGCAAATAATGATAACAACTGCATTTGCTGGGCTGAAATAAGTATCGGGAAATCAAAATCAAACATTTTAAACTTGTTGAATGTTATAACATTCGCGTCTGTTGTAACTACAATATCCCCGCAATAATATCCAGTCAAAGCCGGGTTCGATAAATCTTTGGAAAGGGCTGATTTATTAATATTGTATGCCTGCAATATGCTTGACAACTTAACCATAGACCCTTGCACTGTATCAACCGGAAAATTAGTTACATCATCTGGAAACGATACAAGACCTTCTTCATCTGCAATAAAAGGTATCTTATAAGTTCCGTTTGACTTCACAAATAATATGTTATCCTTAACTGATAAGTCTATTTCCTCACTTGTTGTTTTGAGGATAAGTTTGCTGAACTTATCAAGGTCGACAGTAATATCCATATCTTCTCCAGCTACTTTGTCAATGATAATACATAATGTATTTGTCATATCTGTTGTAAGCAACCTTAATTTTCCATCTGATAATTTAATACCTATCATTGATGTAATAGGAATAAGATTATTAAATCCTGCTCCTTTGATTGCTTTGTTTACTGCTTCTTTCATTCTGCTTGTTACTACTTTCATCTTTTAATCCTCCTTAAAATAATCCTTTTTTATAAAGACTGTTAAATGGCACACTTGCTACATTTTTGCAAGCCTGCTCATAATAACTCTTTTTGAGTTCAATTCCCATTGCTCGCCTGCCCATTTCTATTGCCTTATAACACTCTGAACCAATTCCAAGAAATGGAGTAAATACTATATCATTTGGATTCGTCCAAAGTTCAATAGCTCTTTCTATAACCGGCAACTGTAAAGGGCATATATGCTTTTCGTCCTTTTCTTCTCTTGCACTTCTTGCTTGCAAAGTATCGCTAGGATTTATATCCATCCATATTGGACTTGCATAATTCTGCCATTTGCTAACTGGGAATGATTCATTGGTATGCTCACATCTCTCCGGATTATCTCCAGGCTTTCTCATTGTTACAAGATAATCTGGTATTCCCTGTCTACTCATACAACTATCTTTTTTCAACTGCTTATGCAATAATCCAAGTGCTTTTGTTCTCTGCATTGCGATTACTGGGTCTTTCCAAATACAAACTTCTGAATGATAAATGAATCCGCTATCTTGAAATAATTTAATCAATAATCCTCTGAAATCTTCAATTCCTATAAATCCATCTCTTTCCTTGCTTGTAGGTAAGTTCATGCAGTGAAAACTTACTAATCTTCCCGGCATTGTAATTCTGTACAATTCAGAAACTATGAACTTGAAATGTTCATAAAATTCTGTTGTGGTTCTACAATTTCCTAAGTCTCTATCACTATTTGAATAGGTATAGAGACTTGCAAAAGGTGGAGAGAATATAGAAAAGTGAATACTATTATCAGGTATTCCTTTCATAATCTCACAGCTATCTCCATTATATAAAGCGTATTTATCAGTGATTAACTGATTTTCAACATTTACTGCACTTTGACCTTTCATTCCATTTCCTCCCATTCTGGTAGTTCCATTTTTGTTTCTGCATCATATTCATCTGTCATTCTTGTTGTGTTCTTTATTTCATCTTCAAGGTACTTGGATGCAATTTCAACCATTTTTTTATTCATTTCATCAGCAAGTCTGCCCTTTTCAAGAATATTGTTATAAACCGGCAACTCTCTTGTACTTATAACAATATACACATTTACTTCTTTTTTCTGTCCGAATCTGTAGCACCTTCTTATAGCTTGATAGTATTTTTCATAACTGTCTGATATGCCACAGAAAATTATATTGTTACAATTCTGCCAGTTCATACCAAATCCGGCAATTTTAGGTTTGCTCACAAGAAACTTTATATCACCTGTTGAAAATCCTAATAATGATTTTTCTTTGTGTTCGTTTGTATCTGAACCAGCAACCTGTACAGCGTTTGGAATTGCTTTTTCAAGTGCGTTTCCTTCATCATTAAAATCACACCATATCAAGCAATTTTCCATATTGCGAGATTTTATAAGTTCTGCACACCTTGATACTCTTTTATCAAGACTTTCTTTTCTTGCTTCTCTTCTGTCTTGTAAATTTGTTACAACGCTTGGAATCAATTTGCCTTTCTTTGTTTCACCAGCAACTTTTACTACTTGCACATTCAGGGCAGGCAATTTATATTTATCGCCATTATAACCTATATCTTCTGGAGTTTTCATCACGCTTGCCCAGCTTGATACCCAATGCCAGAACTGTTCCTCTGCGTGACCTTTCAATCTCCATTTACAAACATCACCACCATCGTGTACAAAATAAGTAGCAAGCATTTCTGTTCTTGTCATTACTCCCAAAAATTCAGAGTGATTGCCCAATTCTTCATAATCATTTGGAGCAGGAGTGGCAGAACAAGCAAGTTTATATTCTGTTGCTCTGAATTTTTCAATCAATGCTTTTGTAGTCTTGCCGGAAAATGATTTAAGTATTGAGCTTTCATCAAGTACAATGCCAATAAATTCATCAGCATTAAAATGTTCTAACATTTCATAGTTAGTAATATTGATGCCTTCTTTTACATCTTCCTGCATTCTACATATGTTTACATCAATGCCGAACTTTTCCCCCTCTCTTTTTGTCTGCACTGAAACAGCAAGTGGGGCAAGTATAAGTACATTCTTTCCAGTGTGCTTATACACTTCATCTGCCCATGATAACTGACATATAGTTTTTCCTAAACCAGTATCAAGAAACAATGCAGATTTTCCTCTTTTAAGTGCTATCTTTACAATAGCTCTTTGAAAATCAAATAGATTTTCGTTTGAAGGTTCACAATCAAAACCACAAGGCTTGAATTGTTCTATCTTTGTTTTCAGAAATTCATCATAATTCAATGTCTTTCTCCTTTCTCTTTATTTCTCTTATATTGCAACACATAAAAAGAAAAATGTAAACTACTTTTCAAAAATTATTTTATAATTATTTTCTACTGCATAATTATATTCTAATCTTGCTCCTTTACTATCTTCCCAACCTTTCAACATATAAATAGCATCACACATTTTAAGCATTGTCATTGACATCTGCATATATTCTTTCCATGTTGTTTCTATTGGAAGTTGTGCATTTACTTTAGCAGGATTGATTACTATATAATTTGAAAGAGCTTTTTCTGCTCTCTCAAATCTTTTTATATAATCTGTTGTTCCTGTTATTTTACCCGATATATAAATTTTCATCTATTAAGGTTTTTAGCCTCCTTTCTACATCTTCCCACTTCAACAACATTTCTTTATCTTCTCCGTCCTTACGGTAGCTTATTTTTAATCCTTTACTGTCATAGTCTGCTCCATGTATGCCATCACCGTTCAATGGAGAACCCCAACCACCTGTTCCATATTCCTCACAGGTTAGCTTTGCTCTTTGTTTATTGCTTAATTCAGAATTATTAAATAACTCTAAAATTCGCTTCTTTCCGTTTACAAAACCGCTACCCCTTAGTAGACAATTATTTATAATATCATCTTCAAACGATAGCTTCTTTTTTACTGTAAATAAAGCCACAATTTACACCTCCACACTTTCTCCGTACCAATTTCTAGTTATTTCACAATCTACTTTCATAGGAATATCAATTTTTCCTTTTGGTGCGTCTATCATTAGTTGTGCTAGTCTTTCGCTTGCTTTCTTTGCGTTCTCAATCGGGCATTCCCCTATCACTTCATCATGTACGCATATAAGCAGATGAAAATCTAATTCTTTCATGATTTCATCATTATTTATATGAATCATTGCAAGTTTAGCCATATCTGCCGCCCCGCCTTGAATAACACTATTTACACATTGTCTTTCCGCTTGTGCTATCTTATTTGTGTTATAAGTTACTGATATTCCTTGATTCTGTAAATCATTTTCTACTTTTATTCTTTCTTTATAGAATCTGCATTTATCAAGTTTCTTTGTATACTCCTTTTTTATTCTTTCAGGAACTTCCGTTGATACATCACTCCCAAAAGCTAATGGGTCAAAGTTAGTGACTTTTCCGTCATACTTAAAAATATAAGATTCAAGTTGCATATCTTTCAAGTGTCTACGTCTGCCCCAAGGAGTTTCTACATATCCATGCTCTCTAGCCTTTTCCTGTGTATCGCACATAAACTTTTCAAGCATTGGAAAACTTTCCATTACTTTATCATATACAGCTTGTGCCTTTTGTGTTGATATTCCTAAATCTTCACCGATTGCTGGAATACCTTTTCCATAAGTGACACCTAAAACGATAGCCTTCGCTTGACTTCTTCTTTCTTTTCCTTCTGGATTTACCGTTCCATCTTCACGAAACTCTTTACATTCCTCATAGGGTTTATCAAATGCCAATGATGCAATAGTGGCATATATATCCTTTCCCTGATGATATGATTCTTTCATCTTTTCATCATTAGAACAATGAGCGGTCAATCGTGGCTCCTGCTGGCTATAATCTCCTCCGATTAAAACATATCCGTCTTGTGCCTTAAACATATGACGGATTTCTTTATTGTGCGAAGGGATATTCTGTAAATTCAAAATGTTATCGTAAAGGCTCTTTATCCTCTACATCTTACACTTACTTATTCGCGCAAGTTCAGACTATATCTCAAACTTATTTATATTAAGTGAATTGACCATTTTCTTTATTTCTTCTATTTTCTAGGTCTTTTCTGTGATATACACCTTGATGATCTTTCCTAGTTGTCAATTCAAGATTTTCAATCCTATTATCTAGTTTATCTCCATTCAAATGATGCACTATTTCGTATGATTTAAGTTTTCTCCCTAAATGATTTTCCATAACTTTCCTGTGCATAAAATACCTGTCATTTATAGTTGATACAACTAAATATCCATCATAAATATACATTCTGTCTGCTCTGCCAATTCCTCTTCTTTTTATACCTAAAGCACTAGCTTTGTGAAGAACAGATGAACTACTTCTGTTAAGGTACTTTGCACATTCTTTAAGTCCTAAATTTGAATAGTTTTCAACTAGCCATTGTAAATCTTCTTTACTCCACCATCTATACAATAAAATCACTCCTTTCTTTTACAAGGAATATTTTATCATAAGACAGAATATTTTGCAATATATAAATAAGCCAACGGGCACTCGTGGAATGTTTATTGTTTATGCTACTCACATTCTAGTCGTTAGACCTTATAGGTACTTATGGCACTTCCCTATCTTGGTACGGGATTAGCATTTCAGCCTTCCCCGTTTCACCCGTTTACGCATATAGCATATCACTACGCTATCGCCCAATTTAACTTAGGATCCTGAGAACTAAATCTTCCGGTTTTAGCACCATACTGATTGAAACTTGCGTGTATTCTTCCATCCGATAAAGCTATGTCCGGCATTTTATCCACATAAGTGCTTAACAATTTATCAACATTACGCATATCGAGAATTGCCTCGCATAATGCCTTATGTTTTCCTTGTGCAAAATGTCTTAAAATTTCTTCTCCAGTTCCTCTCGGTGCTTTTTTATCCGGGCTTTCCAATCCCAAAATGTCATAGAATAATATTGCAAGCTGTGTCGGGCTTGATAATGATATAGGGTCTGACAATTTGTTATTTGGATTTTTCATCTTGTAATTGTCAATTTCATCCTTATACATTGCTATTGCTTCATCAGCCTGCTTTTGTCTTTCTTCTTTTATCTTATGATATTTTTCATGTAGATTTTTACACACATCAAAATCCAAACATACTCCTCTATCTTCCATATCAGCTACAACCGAAATCAAAGGCATTTCGATATTCCAAAATACATTATATGGACCGGAAAGAACTCGTCTGTTTAATATTGTTTTTTGGTACTCGTATAATTCATACGTCTTTAGTGGGTCGCCTGCCGCATATAAATAAGCTGTTGAAATCGGAACATTATCGAAAGTCACACCGCCAAACAATGTATCAAATGTCAAACTTTCAATATCCTTGCTATTACAGTATTTTAAATGCAAGTCTTTCAATCGGTGACTTTCTTCCTCATCTATACAGTATGCCGCAAGCATTGTATCCCAATAGGGTTTGAAATCAATACCGAGTGTTTTTCGACATACTCTTATATCATACTTAGCATTATGAAAAATCCATCTAATATCATTATGAAATTCTTTCATAATCTTTGATACTGTCTGTTCATCCAACTGGTCTTTAGTTCTTGTACCAGTTATATATGATTTATGATTAATTGGAATATATGCTGATTTCTGTCCCGGTGTGTAAATACATCCGCCTACTATATCAACTAATAATGGATTTAATCCAGTTGTTTCAGTATCAAGCGCACCCTCTCCGACTTGCTTCATTTCCTTCATATATTCATATAACTGGTCTGATTCTCTTATAAGAATATAGTCGTCTTTATGTATTGCTAATTTCGTATTGGCTATTGCAATCATAGAGTTTATTTGGGTGGCAAGATTATTTCCACCGCCCTTAATAACTGTCTTTGTGATTGCTGTTTTGGATTTCTTGACTATATTTTTATCCGTGTCACTTTGTCGCGCAAAAGATAAAGCCATTTTAACTCTCCTAACCTAATAACCTAAATCAATTAATTTCATATTACATACCTACCCTTCTACTGGCTCTGCTCGTTGTACCTCTTCTCGGAAGTGGCTCTGTATTTCTTCTACGACTTTCAACGCTACCTTCATCAGTTTGATTAGATGTTTCCGGAAATGCACCAGTATCAAGATATGTCTGCATTTCGTCAGGTGTTTTATCAAGAATAAAACTTCCCATAAATTCCGGCTTTTCAACTTCTGATAAGTCAACTGGCTCTATATTCGGCATAGGGAATATTTCATATGTTGTTTTCTTATCGCCTTTTGCGCCCCTGCGTTCAATCTCAAATACTGTATTCGAGAAATCCGGGTATCTGTTGCAAAGTGCCTCAATTTTCTTTTTGAATGTTTTTCCGCGTTCCCATATCTTAACTTTACCGTCTGAATGGTCGTACATTGACAGCATTAATACTGGCTTAATTTCAAATCCTGCCGCACAAAACGGACAAGCGTCCAATGGCATATCATAATCACGTTTACAATCGACATACCTTTCTTTGTCTCCGACTTGTACTTTGTGACATACGAATGTGTCAAGGTCATTATAACCTTCGTTCAAAAACTGTACTCTTGCCACATCTCCGTCATTCTGTAATTTTAACCACTCACTTGAATTTGATGAACCGTATTTGTCCATATCGTCTGGATTAATTCTTCCCATAATGAAATCTCCTTTTTCGTGTTTATCGTTTTTATCGTGAACATAATGTTCAAGGGTAGGAGTGGGAGTTGAACCCACAATACTGTATGCCGTACCCTACCTCCACAACAAAATAAAGAAAGTAAATGAATAAAGTAAAGCTATTGACCTATTTCTCTGCTTTATTTCGGTCAGTCCCAATGTCATCATTCACGTAAATGACCTTAGTTTTATTGTCAGCCGGGAGCTTTGTATCTTGCTAAAGATACGACAGCCCTTGTTGGATTTGAACCAACGAATGTGAGAATCAAAATCTCATGCCTTACCACTTGGCTAAAGGGCTATAAGGAATGTAATTTATGAGTATATAGCTTATATACAGTTTCAACTCTTGATATACTCTACATTCCTTTAGGTGAGTGAGTGGGAATCGAACCCACGAAGTATTGAATGTTCACTGCAGTTATTCATTCACCAGCTGTCTTTGTTTTGCCTGCTTTAGCCTCTTGCATATCACTCACACATAATAGTGTTTATATGTGTTATCGCTTCACATTGTTTTAAGTATATTCAAATATTTAATTTCTTCGGGGGTAAGATTATATCTAACACCATAAGCAGTTACATATGGATTACTATTTAACCCCCCTAATTTTAAACGCTTCTTCATCTTCGGTGCCTTCCCAAAGAACTAGCTTTAAAATTCTACTAGGCATACACATCCTGATACTTCGCATATATTCACCTTCTTTTCTTGTTCTCTCTTAACTTGTATATATTGTAATACATATTTTGATAAATGTCAAGCACTTTTTTAAACTTTTTTACAAATTGTTTTATACGGACAATACCGGCACACTTTGGTATCTTCACATTTAGGTGGCGCAATCATTCTTGACACATAACCTTCACATTCTGATATAAATCCAACCAACCAATTTTTCATATCAGGTGTTACTTCAAATATTTCTGGAACATCAATATTGCAAGTATCCCTATTTTCATAAGTGATAAATGCCTTATCCAAATCAAGTGCTGTACAATAGCATATAACCTGATTATAATGCTGTTCCAATGCGCTGTTATCAATCGTATTATATTTGAATGATGTTACGTTCTTAAATTCAAATAGAAAATCTTCATTGGTTGATATACGTCTTATAATTCCATCGCACCGGAACGAAAGATTTAATACTGTATCAATTAAATGTGTTTCGGCTCCTTGTGTACCTTTGACTACAAGATTCCTGCATTTTCCGAATTTCTGTTTGTCCTCAACGTATTTGGCAACATCCAAATATTTCCAGTCAAACCCATAATTTGGCATATTTATTAATGCAGTTTGTATCGCCTCGTGTCTATGTGTTCCAGTATCTGCCATACCTATCATAGTATATTCTTCGAGCGCAACATCAACTGGCGCGCCGGTTCTTGTGAAATACATATTGCGCATACACTTTAAACTTGACGGCTTGTAATATTTAGATGGTTTTCTTATATTTGATTTACTGTCTAATTCAAGTGTACGCATTAAATCAACCGCAAATTTTTTATTTGCCGGAAGTTGTGGCTGGTTATTATTTATTAAGTTCAATAATCTTCTACTCATATCAATCTCACTTTCTTTTAATGTAACTATATTGTAATACATATAAAGATAAATGTCAAGCACTTTTTCAAAAAATTATTTTGCAATTTAAAAATTCTTCTTGCAAGTCGTTTATATCTCGATTATCTGTATATACAAGTTCTTTTATAATTTTTCCGTGTACATTTTTCCTGAATCTTTCTGTTGCTTTTCTTCCCGCCTCGTCAGGGTCAAATGCAAGAATATATTCACGCACCGGCAACTTATTTAATATTTCATATTGCTTTTTATTTCCAGTGCCTATCATAGCCATAGCGGGTTTATCATATTTCCAGCAAGTTAAGCAGTTTAAGAAAGATTCAGTAATATAAGCTGTTCTATATACTCCAGACGTAAATCTATATCCTTGATATATTGGTTTATCAATATCCTTTGGGAGACGGAAAAACTTCCTTTCTGTACTTCTTCCTGCAATGAATACACATCTTCCTTCAATGTCTCTAATCGGGAATGTAATTTCTTTTCGCTCTCTGTCATATCCTATATCAAACCTTTCTATAATTTCATCTGTCAATCCTCTTTCATAGAGATATGGATGTATATATCTATATTTGTCTAGTTCTTCCTCCGTTACCATCTTGTCAACAGAAAATACATTATCACTCCTACAAGGATTATTAAAAGCATTACTATTGTTCCGTACATGAAATCCCTCCATTATATTTGGTCTTGTTTCAATTTCTACTGTATTAAATCTTTTTATTAACCATCTTTTTCCAAATTTTCCTTCATCTTGATAACCATATAATTCGGATATCATTTCTTCTATTGTTCCGCTCCATGAACATGAGAAACAATGGCATTTATCAATCTCTCCATTTACTCCAAATGACGGCTTTCGTTCTTGTCCATTCTTGTGGAAAGGACATGAAGTTTGGATATTATCACCATTTCGTCTAAATTGATGAAATCTATCAACTCCATGTTGGGCTAAGTCAAATTTTAGCATATCCAGGACAGATTGAGTATCAGATTGTATAATTGTATCTTGTAGTTTTATCAGAATAATCTCTTCCTTCCTTTTTCTTTGTCTTTCATTTCTTTTCTGAATTGCAGATACTGTCTTGTGTATTCATAACTATCTTTGAATACAGTATTTACCGCCTTATACAATTTCGGTTCATTTAATCTTATTGCTTCCAACTCTTTCAGCAATTCATTATGAACCCATCCATAAGGACAGCAACAGCATCCTGTTCGCTTGAATCCATATTTTTTATAGCAATCACTATGAGCTATTCCACAGTAATCTTCATAGTCTTTCTTATCCTCATTCTTGTACCACCAAAGAGGTCTATATTGTGCGGCTCCGTGTAATTCTTCTGAAAAGCAATTTTCAAACGCTAAAGCTCTTGCACCTCCTTCGCTCTTTCGCATTCCAACAATCATCAAATCTACATTATATCTATCAATAAGCATATTTGATACATCTTTTTTAGCATATTTACAACATTCTGATGAAATCTTAAAAGTTGGCGGATTTTGTACCATAAACTCTTTCAAATAAGCATATCTTCCTATTGTGAAACTTCCATAGTTACCATTAGCAGGCATATATCTATTCGTCCACCAACTCAAAAACTCAAACTTTGCATACAATTTTTATATTTTTCACATAATGTATCAAAATCTTCATCTTCCCATTGAAATCCAACATTCTGTAATTCAGCTATATAAGTGCTAACAATTTTGGATAAAAACGGTTGACCATATTCCTTGCAAATTAAAGGAATAGGCTTAATAGATCTCTCTCTTATGATTTTTACATCATATTTATTTTCCAGATACTCAATATGCCTTTTGTAGCTTCATACTCTAGGCCTGTATCAAACCATACATAAGTTACCTTCTTATTCACATCTACTTTGTATATAATATCCATCATAACATCACTATCACTTCCACCAGAAATTGAACAGAAAATAGTCTTGTATTGCGATCTATTTATAATTGAATATGCCTTTACAAAATTATCCAAAACTGTATCATTTTTTGGGATTACTGATGGCTCTTGATTTAATAATTCTAGTAAATCCAATTTAATATTCCTCACTTTCTTTGTCGTGGTATCTACGTCTTAATTCTTCTGCTTTTTCTTCATCTTCTTGTCCTTTTTCAGGTTCAGGAATGTACTCAAAAGTACCTCTATCCGCGTCCCATAAATAGACATAACTTGCGCCTACACTTGCATTTCGCACTTTTACTGTCTTTAATTGCAACCCAACTTTCTTTTGTTGAATTGTCAAAACGATTGAAGCATTATAGGCTATACCATCACTATCCCTAATATTCTCAAGTTGAATATCTTCCTGCTCCACACCGCCTCTGTTTGATTGAACAACAACAAGCACTGGTATTTTTAAATCAATACTTAATTGCATTAAGTCCTCGGAAATGTTCGTCAACTGCGTTGTTTTATTATCGCCTCTTTCTTTGCGCTCATCTTGTAAATAAGATATACCGTCAACAGCTAGTATGTCTATATGATTATATTCAACCCACGATTTTAATTTTGATACGGTTACTTTTTTATTGAAATCTTTGGGATGTGCCACATAAAACGGTATATTTGACTGACTTAAATGATTTATGTACTGCTCATATCCTTGTATGTTATCGCCGGTGTATAATGCTTTTGAGCTTATATGTTGGTGTAGTGTGTCAAATCTATAACCAGTTCTAGTTGCCGACATTTCAGGTTCAATCAATCCTATGTGTTTATTCATTTTCCATGCGTGTTCCAACATTTTCAATAATACCCAAGTTTTGCCCTGTCCAGTTCGTGCAACCAATACAACAAGTTCCTCTCCGCAATGCCAACCGCCTATATCATCATCAAGTTCCTCGAAACCAGTTGGAATAAAATGTGTGTCGTGATTATCCCTAACTGACTTCCAATCTTCAAGTCGTTCTTGTGCTTGTGATATAATGTCCGTACCTTTTGCACTTGTTACAACTTTCAATTCAGGCAAGTGTGCCTTCAAATAGTCAACTGCGGAATATGCGTCTGTCTGCAAGAGTTCTGACATCTTAGTGAGTACCGGTACAGACTGACTATATAAATATTCTTCTCTAAATGTATTGACAAGATATTCTGTACTTTCCGATACATTTATAACATCAAAATCATTAAATACCGATAGGAATGTTTCCATATCCGGAACGCATTTATAGTCATTTAGATGTTCAATGATATAGTCATATTCCTCGATATACTGATGGAAATAATCCCTTGTAATATCATTCACAGTGAGTATATCAATACTCTTATCCTTAAGCACTTTATTTATTATTTGAAGTTCAACCATTATTCAAACCTCTCTTATCTTTTTCTTTTAATTCAATAACCTCTGAACATCCCCAAATTCTGCTTGCAAGTCTTTCACCAACTGTACTTGTCAAACCCTCACGATTTTGATTGCTTGTGTATATATTACTACGCCCGGAATTGATACGATTATCAATATATTGTTGTAATATTTGCAGTTCATAACTTGTAGCAACCCCGCAAGCTATATCATCCCATATAACAAGATTAGCTTGCTCAATTTGAGTGCATAATTCGTGAAAATCCGGTACATCTTGACTTATTGACCTTTTACAATTATACAGAAATTGAGGTACACTAATAAATAATGCTTTACAATTCAAACAGCTTAAATGCCAAATTTCCTTGAAATAATTACATAACAACTTAACCGCCCAACTCGTTTTTCCATTTCCGCAATTTGTTGAATAAATATATAAATTATTTCCGTTATCAATAAATGATAACATATCATTTCCAATATCAGACAACCTTGTAAATGCCTTTAAATCTGTTGTGCCACAAGTGAGCGGTCGTATATCCCATAAGGCTTCTGGCAATCGTGATTGTTCAAATAAAGTACGCATAAGATTGTATCTTATACAATAAGAATTACAATTATTAGTACATACTGGTTTATACCAACAAGTATCAGTTGTCATTGCTTTCACTCCTTGTATCGCTCGATTTCAATAGCATATTAACCTCACAGCTTTCAAGTAATGTAATTGTATGTCTTAATCCTGCCAAATCTGATTTCATTGTGCTGATAATTGAACTAATTTCATCCGGTGTTTGGGCTATCCAGTAACCCTTATTTGGGCTTGCACATATAGGATAACCGTCCTCTCTTAACCATTGTACAATGTGTCTAATATCCCTCTCACTATATCCTGTAAATGACTGTATAGTATGATTATACACGTTTTCGGGATGCTTTGGGATTAATCTTAATACAGCTTGTTTTGCGCAGGCAATATCATATTTGCTCTTTGTCATAATTTTTTCCTCCTTAAAACTTGAATGTATTTGGGTTATTCTTGTATTGCTCCAAATTTGCCTTATGCTCATCCGCCGTTATACTGTTTATATTCTCCTGTGGACGCTTGTTATTATCACTCAACCACTCCGGCGGAGTAATGTATCTATAATTTCGGGAAAAACTTGTATTGATACATCTTGAAATAATTGAATAAGGTTTTCCAGCTAATTTTGCTATATTAGCTTCAACTGCTCGTGGCGTTTTTATTTTCATATCCTCTAAAAAGGATTCTATAAGTTCTATACTCTTATCATCCTCTATATCATTTTTTAAACAAGTATCTATAACAAGTTTGGAAAAATCTTTTTTGGAATTTTTTTTAACTTGTTTATCTTCTATTTTATCTTTATTGTTTATATCTATATTATTAGTACAACTCTGTTGTATACCCCCATACAACTCTGTTGTATACCCTGTACAACTATGTTGTATACCCTGTACAACTATGTTGTATGGTATACAACTGTAAGCACAGTATTTGACACCGTTTTTAATTGTTGTTTTTTTAGTGATATAACCCAAGTCTGTGAGGTTTTTAAGATTTTTTTGCACACCGTTTTTTGTGCAATTACACCAAGTGGCAAGATAGGATAAACTTCCGGTAAATTCAGATTCCTCATCCTGAGAAAATCCATATATAATTGCATACACTAATAAGTCATTACCCTTTAATTTTAATTCATTTACCATCCAACCCTGTATGTTTATGTATTTGTCATTTATTGATTGCATTATAAATTCTCCTTTAAAAATAAAATAAATTAAACTATACAAACTATGTGGTGGCATAATTTGTATAGTTTATTATATGTTGATATTAAGTTATGCGGATATTAAGCCCACCAACTTAATATCAACTTTGTTGTGTATCACAACCATATAAGTAGTATAACACAAGTATAACAAAATTACAAGATATTTTTTAATTCATATTTTGTAATTCTTCAATCTGCTCGTCAACTTCCGAATTGAGTTTAGCCCACAGCTGTTCTCTTGTGTCATCCATATCCTCAGCATTAACACCTGTAACATCCCATTCCTCTTCGGCTGTAAATTTGAAGTAATTATCTCCGCGCTTAACTGTGGCACTTGAAGTATATCTTAATGCCGTTACTTTAATACCATCACTAATTTCTGTAGACTTGCTTGCTTCACCAGTCTTGATTACCTCAGATTTATTATTTGTTGTTGTATTTTTTGTGACGTTTTCGGTCGTTTTCGCCTTAGATGTATTGTTGTTAGGCTTAACTGGTTTTGCCGGTTTTTCGGTTGTTTTTTCATTGTTCTTTGTGTCCTCTTCAAATGGACATTCCTCAACAGTTTCAACCGGAGTATTCACCCCATTGGCAGTGTCATTTCCTGGTTCATATCCGTTGCATTTTTCACACGATATTGATTTTCCATCAACCATCATATCAATACCATTACAATTCTTACAGTATGTGTCTGCCGGGTCTCCTGCATATTTACATACTCTCATTACTTATCCTCCTTTTTCTTTGCTATTCTCAATGTCTGAGTAGTAGTGTCAATCTTGGCTTTTGCTAATTTGTTAATATCAAAATCACCGTTGTATACAAGTTTTTCCAGAGCATCCTCGTCTATATACTCTTTCTTCTTTATAACTGAACGGAGCAAAGCTCCACCAAGATTCTCTTTAATAATCTCAATAGCCAGCTCCTCATTAAGAGTTGACTTAGTTGTCGTGGTAACTGTAGCAGTATATTTTTCACTGCTTGCACTGCTTATTCCTTTTTCATTAAAATACTGCTTAATTAAGTTACCAGCTTCAGTATTAGATTTCTTCAACTTATTCTCAAGGTCTTTATTTTCCTTATATAAGTCAATAGCCTTACCTAAATCAAAAACATCTCTTCTACTCATTGACTTTCTTCTCCTTATTTTCCATAATTTTAGTTCCACGCTGTCCCCACTGATTAACAGCATTAAACTCCGCCATACAACCTCGGTATTCTGTTTTCAGCTTATTTTTAAAATCTTCAAGCTGTTGTATAGCTAGCATTGTGAAGAATCTTGTTCCTCTATTATCTGTAGTATACTCAGGTAGTTTTAAGCCTTTAGGCTTATTATAACTATCATCTTCATACCACTTATACCAACGCTTTAATGTTATTGTAGACACATCAAGTATCTGTGCGGTTCTTGCTGTTGAAAATAATTCCACTCATATCACCTCCTGTCTTAGATTATGTATATTGTAATACATATAAACATAAATGTCAAGTCTAAAATTAAAGAAATCCCACACTTTTTATCATGTGGGATTTCTTGTTTATGAAAGAAGATAATTAATATCTTCTATACTTACTTTGCCATCTACGAGGGCATCTGCAATCTGTCCTTTCTTTTCAACAAGTTCCTCGATTCGCTCATCTATAGTATTCTTGCATACAAGAGTTATAACATTCACTGTTCCCTGTGTACCTATTCTATGAGCTCTATCTTCTGCTTGTGCTTTAAGAGCCATATTCCAAGGGCTGTCTAAGAATATAACATTCTGTGCGGCTGTTAATGTAAGCCCTGTTCCCATTGCTCCAATAGTTCCAATTATAACCTTACAATTCTTATCATTTTGAAATCTAGTAACTTCATTCATTCTATCATCTGCTTTTGTTGCACCTGTAATATAAGCTGGATTATATGCTTTTAATTTCTCTCTTGCTACTTCCGTCATTGATTCCCAATTGCTAAAAACAATAGCTTTTTGTCCGCTTGCACTTATTTCTTCTATAAGCTCAATCATTCTATCCATTTTAGCTGATTCCTGAATTGTCTGTGATAATATACCCGTCCAGCCTGTAGCTTGTCTTAATCTAATCATCATAGAAAGTGGGTTATTTGAAAATTTAATCTTCTGTAAATCGCTCATAACACCATTATATACTTCTTTATATATCTGGTTCTGTTTAGGTGTCATATCAACATATTCAATTTTTCTAATCTTTTCTGGCAAATCAAGAACTTCTGACTTTAATCTTCTAAGCATTACTTCGTCCATTAATGCTCGTATTTCTTCGAGGTTCTTATAACCTACAACCTGTGAACCACCCCAGCCGCCTAAAGTGCAATAATGCTGTTTGAACTGATAGAAGCTATGTGACTCATAGCCTAACCAATGAATAGGGAAATATAAATCAAGAGGATTATTCATCAAAGGAGTTCCGCTCATAGCTACCATATACTTAGCTGTTACTTTAAGCATAGCACGACTCTGTAATGAGGTAGGGTCTTTTGACTTATGACATTCGTCAAATGCAATCATGGAAATTGTGCCATTGTTGCAAAGCTTCTGTAATTTCTCAGCTATAGGAAAATGATATTTTGTTTTGGAAATCTTTTCAGCTCCTACTCTTAATGACTCAATATTAGTGATTAAATAGCGACAATCGGGGAGATTATCAAGGTCTGCTAATTTATCTTTTGTACTTCCTTCATAAGCCTTTCCTGTTGTCTTTCTAAAACGTGTACCAAGTACCCATCCTTTTTCATTTGAATGTATACCAATTTCTGACTGCCAATTATATTTTAATGAGTTTACCCCACAGACGATAAGTACCTTATTAATTGTATCTGTTTTCTCAAGACATCCAACAAGGTCTATAATCTGCTTTGTTTTTCCTAATCCTTGGTCATCACATAACAAGAATTTCTTTTTATTTAAACCAAATCTTACACCATCAATCTGATGATTGAATGGTTTTGTTTTAAATTCAAAATCTTTTGGAATATCAATCTCAAAGTCCTGTTTATGCAAATCTTCATATATTCCGGATATTTGAATTTCTTCAGTCTCAAACTTATTACACAATCCAATAATATTATTAACTGGCATTTCCCAAGTATGATTATCTGGATTATAAACTCTTGTTCCCATTTGCTTAATGAAAGAAACAATATCTGGATTATAATCAAAACTTACAAAAGCTGATTTTTTAACGAGTATATTGTTAGAGAGCTTGTCAGGCTCTCCAATATGTATTCTAATCATTATCTATTTTCTCCATTCAATCTATCATATGCTTCATATGTGCAGGCTTCCCTATCGTCATAATCTAATTCATCCCATGTACATCCGTACCATTCTTTTGCTACTTTGTCCTCCATAGCATTTATTCTGTTTGTGGCTTCCTGTGCTATTCTTACATAACCGTCTTTATTCTTCATAGTGTGTATCTCCTTTCCTTAATGTAATTATATTGTAATACATATAAACATAAATGTCAAGTGATTAACTGGAAAATTATATAAAAAATAAGGCTGAGAACTTAATCTCAGCCTATATGAAATATCATATTGAGGTTGTACGCACTATATCTTCTAAATTAGATAGATACTTAGCGAACACTTCTTTTTCTTCTGTTGTGCAAGTGTGGTATAATTCACTTAACATCTTCCTAATGGTAGACATTAATGCTTCAAGATTGCTTATACTTCTATTCTTCATGTAATTAATAAACAAGCCTTGAATGTCTGTAATAGTTTCATCCACATTACTATCCGGAACCAAATCAATATTCATCTTGTCGATTAATGCAAGAATTATAAAAGCATCTGCATCGAAGTGCTTTTTCAATTCATTTTCCGCAAGCTCTTTGGCTATTGGAATACTTTCATTAAATGTCATACAATCACCCTTTACATAGCTAACATCTGTTTTATCCAAGCGGCTTGCTCGACATATTTTTTATGACATTTTTCCCACTTTGCTTCCATTTCTTCTGTTGGTTTAAATACCTTAGAAATCTCTTCTATATCCTGCACAGCTTTATCATGCAGATATCCAGCGTGCTTCAATTCATCATTAGCCATTTCTTTATAACGATTAGCCCATTGCATATCACCTTTAGCTTTGCACTCAACATATTTCTCTGCATATTCTTTAGCACCGCAAAGTTCCTCTTCAATGTGTTCAGCTAATTTCTTAATTTTGGTCATAGCTTCCTCACTCCTTTGTTACTACAAACGCAAGGTTCTGAGCGGTTACAACCTGTCCACCGATAACAATAGTGAGATTTGCTGTGTCACAATCACAATTTAATCTTACAAGAGCTGATATAGGAAGTGTTACAATATCACCTGCCGCTGTTGCTGTTGCAAGGGCTGTTGCTCCTTGTACTGGTGCGCCATCTTTGTATAAAGTTGCTGTCACATTTCCTGCGGCACTTGCGGCTACTGATAAGGTTCTGTACATTATTTTGATTATACATACCATAGTTATTTGTCAAGGGATTTATTTGCGACATAGGATTTATTTGTGGGAGCTGTGTCATCCCGAATTGATTTAACATCATATGAGTTCTCCTTTCTCATATTATTAATTGCAAGAATATATTGATGGATGAATATATGTGGATTATTCCGGTCGAGTTGTTTTGTCAGTCCGTTCATAATTTATTTCCTCGCTAATTCTTAAATAGGTGATTATAACAGTGAGGACATCAAGAATAGGTATTGTTCTAACATTCGGGTCACTGAATAATTTTTCTATAATTTCCGCGTTCATCTTGATGTCCTCCGTTCTTATTTATACTTTAAGTATAAATAAAAAAGACTACATATTAAATGTAGTCTTTTTGTACAATAAATGTATTCATATTACCCGAATTATCTTACGATTAACTCTTTGACTTAGCTTACCCGCCCAATCTCGGGATATGTGTAATTCCTCAGAAATCATATCCAAAGTGTGTTCTTTAAGCCTTAACCTTCTCCATTCAAGATAGCATTTGTACAGTCATCAGCTTCAACCGATGTTTCGATTGTTTCCGTTGGTAAACACCACGCATAAAGCCAAACTGCATTAGTTGCGAACAATAAAAATATTGTAATTACCCACATTATGAACCATCTTTGTGAGGTTCGTTTTATCTCGTGTAACAACTCAGAAGCCAAAGAATTATCCTCCATAGTACATTCTCCTTTTAATTCAACAGTTGTTTAATTTTTTCCTCTTGATTTTTTTGTTGTTCTTCCAATAATCTCACAGCAAGTTCCAACTTATAAGTACGGTCGATTACTTGATTATGCTTAGATACATTTGTATTCAATATCTGTATCTCATTATTAATCAATGCAATCTCACCCGCAACTTTCTCATTTTGAACATCAAATTGACCGTGCAACTTGCCGACTGTATTATTGTAAAGTTTTCTGTTTGTATTCACTGTTCCAATCAGTGTACACCCTCCAGTGATGACAGCGACTATAATGGGAATCCATATTTCCATTATTTATTGCTGTCCTTAGACTTAGAATTTATTGTCTTAATAATATTGGAAAATGCTTCATACAAGCCAGTTGAAGCAAGTCCACTGAATAATCCGGCTAATATTACATCAGCTGTAACAATGCCTTTGTTTATCCAGATATTAAGTATAAGTCCAAGAATACCTGCAATAAGCGGTATGAATTTATTAATTTTATTTGTTGGGATAAGATACTTAATGATAAATCCCACACATAGACATATGCCTACAATAACTGGTACTGCATAATTTGTTAAGAATGATAAATCCATTAATTACACTTCCTTTCCTTTGTCAATTCTGCTTTATCTATCCAACAAGTTACTTGTCCCGGAACATTAACTCTGTCCGCTCTGTTTGTGATTTTAACTCTATTATTCTTAACATCATTATCGTGTAAAAAATAATATCCAGTTGAAAGAGTTGAATATGTTCTAGTTGTTTCGCTCTCGTACCGGCGAATATTTCCAAGTTTGAATTTATCTCCGGCTCTCGGAACAAATTTTGTGTTGTGTACAACATTAATCGTTGTTGAACATCCGGAACTGATTAAATAATTTCCCAAAACTGTTTGCACTTTTACTTCACACTCGCCGTCCATATTAATAAGTAAATCTGCAATATTAATATCATAACCGACATTCATAGGATAGCCAAGTGCAACTATATCAGGTCTTGAGAGCTGATTTGCTCTAACAAACTTCTGTGTTATAACTTTGCCGTGCTGTGCAATCTGTATTGTGAGTTCCGTTGGGTTTTCGCCCGATTTATCATATACCCAACCGGTAACATGATTCAGAGTGACCTCATCAATATAACCAGTGACATCATATGAACTCTTTGGGGATGTAGCTTTAACATCTTCACACCAGTATAGGTTGCTCCACTTGTTCCACTTATACGGTGTATTATCATAATAATGATAATCACGTTCAACGACTTTGTTGGTATTGCCAGCACAACACTCTATTACAGTTTTGGTTGTAGGATTATATACACCAATATGAGAATTATCAACATATACAAGTGAAATCTTATCTGTTGGCATTTTACTCATATCATATGATTTGCGAGTTGCTTTTTGATACAATCCACCAATCCAATCATCCGCAATGTCATTGTCCTTATAAATAGGTGTCCCGCCTGCTTTGGCGTTACACCACGGAAATGATTTAATCAGGCACACACAATCATAATAGAATTTATTACCGATTTTCTGTCCGAAAGCTCCGGAATTATAACTTGTATTAAGTGCTTTGACATTAACAAGATAATTCCATAAATCTGTTGTTGTTTTGTACATTGCTTTTTTATCTCCTTTCTTATTTGTATTATACAATAAGCATATATTAAATACAAGTATTAATTAAGACTTCATACTAAAATTTAATGTACCTGTAATTGTTATTCCGCAAGCATCATTATTTATTACATTTGTTGAATTTGGCATTGTTAAGACAACATTCACTCCACTACCTTGTACAACTGTGATTGATTGTTTTGCTGGCTGAACCCCAGTTGACACGGACGAGCCGTAACAATATTTTCCGCCTTGTCTAACAGTAATTCCTTGTCCAGTGCCGAAGGATATATAAGGTTGAATATCGCCTACCATTGGAACACCCACTGGTACGAAAAATGCCAGTGATGTGCCGCCGCCTGTTATATAACCTCCTAATGAATGATTGAGTTTCATGGAATCAAATATGGTATAATACGGTTTGAATGTATATGGGTATGATGTACCGTTTGGGTCGGAAGGCGATATTTTAAATTTGATTACATCTCCCTCTATATAGGTGTCATTGTATTTATCCTCTCTAATTAACCATCTTTCGTTGGCAGTTAAATAAATACCCTTATTGTCTGTGGCACTTACACCATAATTAACCGTAGATGAGCCTTTTTGCACTGATAAAAATGGTGCATTTGAGTTTGATATAACTGGGTTTTTTTCAAAGGTTGTTGTATTTGAAAATGTTGATATTGCACCTATCTGCACGTTCGCATTTCCCGGTGAACTATGTTCATTCGATTCACTCTGACTATCAACAACAAGAGTTGTGCATTTTATATTCTGAGACTTGACTTGAGGTGTGATTATTCTTGCCGGTGATATAATCGTCTTAACTTCATCAACATTACCTTCCATTCTTTCGGTAATTAATGTAATGGTGTCTGTTGAACTCGGATTGAGTGTGACTATACATTTTGAATTAATTGGCTTGTTAGATATTGGTACGTCATCCCATAAGTATAGTCTGACATCCAGCATATCAAGTATATCGACTTTGCCATCATTATTAACATCATAGTATGCCTTTTCCTGCGTATTTAAAGTACCACCATACCAAGCGTATTCTTTGATTTTAACATAATCCGACGTGGTATAATCGCCCCAACAATCGAATGTTGCTGTCAAAGTTTGATTTGCTATATTAAAACCACCGATTGAACCATTATCAATTTCTGCCGTAGTACCTTTTAATGTTGCACCAGTTATAGTTCCAGTTGCTTGTATATCTTGTGCAAATACGTTAGTAACATCAATCTGTTCAGCTTTCACGGAACCGGTATATATTTTACCGCCGTCAATTAATGTAGTATCATCCTTATAGATATTCTCAACTGATATATCGTCCGGGTTAGGTGACCAATCTGACGGAACATTGCCGAATGACATTTTAAATTTACGAACACTGATTGTATGGCTAGTGTTATTATTTGTTGTATATACGGCTACTCCATAACGGTATTCGTTATACGTTCCCCACGAACCTGATGTCAGTTTATCCAATGTCATTGTAAAACTTAATGTACACCACTTATTATTTTCTCTTGTACCGGCTAAATACTTTAAATTGTTACCCGAACCGTCAATGTAACAGTTTGTGTATATCGCTCTATACCAAGTCTTAAATCCGTCATTTGACCCATACACTTCACAAGCTATGAGATAGTTTTTCGGAGAGGTCACAAGGTCATCTGCTTTTGCATCAATAGTGATGACCACCTGTTTATCAGACTGTGCATTATCAGTCGCATCAACATCCGTAATTGTTCGTATTGCATTCCAATTACCATTACCAATTCGACTTGCGACTGTAAATCCATCATCATCTGTGGACATTGACCAATCACCATTCGACGTAGTTATTTTACCAAAATTCTTAGTCGCAAGAAGTAAATTTCGGTAACCCACGGATATGAATGTCGCAAGTCCGGTGATATTAACTCTACTTGAATTAATCTGTATCTGTTCGGGGCTTGCATTAATTGATGATATTATACTATTACCATCAACCTTTTTGCCGACTTCAACAGATAAACCGTCAACATTCTTCGTTAAATTGAGCCATTTATTATTGACAATACTTAATTCGGTGTTTGTATCTGATACAACCTCCGTACGTTCCTCTTTTCCACCACTTGCAATTTCGCACTCAAAAGTCTGTATTCCCGAAAACTTCGTGGAAAATATATAAGATGATATTGATGTTTCTCCTGACGCACTTGTTATATTATATAACTTGCTTAAATCAAGTGTAGGGTCAGATATAATCATTGAACCGGAGAATGGAGTATACGGATGACCTTGTATCTTAGTTAGTAAAGTTGTGGCGATAGCATTTAATTCTTCTGCCGTTTTATTATAACAGATGAAATTTCCTTGTAATATGTAGGCATTTGTGCCTGTGCCTGCTATCCCACCTATATCTGTTTCGGAACTTCTAATCTGTACTTTGTCAATCGCTTTTGCTTCAAATTGTTGAGCCTTAAAACCGCTTGCAATAGTTAAATCAACTGTATCATTCGTCAGATACAATATATCAAATTTGCCTTCTGGTGTCATATAACCAAAACCACCGCATAGGCTACATATCGGCTTAATAACATCCCCGAATGAAAGCGCGTCCGTATTTACTGTTTTAGTGACCTGAACATTGGACTGAGATAAGTTCATTGAAGTTGACGCGGAAACTTTCATATTCGTCAGGAGGCTTCGTGTGAATGAATTAAGTGATAAAGGAAATTTTAGAGCATTGTACCATTCTGCTACATTCTTTCCTCTTAATGTATATAAATCATCATAGATAATAACATCACGGCTATTTTTATCTGACGATATTTCGCTTGAAGCAACTGTACCTGTTATAAGCACTACCGTGTTATCCCCAATTACTTGATATACCTGTACACGTTTACCGGCTATATCATCTATGCCTTCAATGGTGGCTTTGAATTGTGAAGCCACACAACCTCCGAATACAAGTTCCCCTTGTGTATCGCATATTGAACGCTCAAGCGATATTGTACCGGAATGGAATCCGGTTTTAATTTCCGGGAGTGTACTGTTTAAAAACTTGATACAAGTTTGTCTTGCTACACCATTTTTAATATCATCTGCAAGTGCCATATTAAATCCTCCTTTTAATATTCTACTAATTCTATTGTTATAGGGTCATAGTCAATATCTGTATCTGATATTGAGTTTTTCGTGTACGTTATGTCGGGTCGGTAGAAATAACCAGTTTTATATGCTAGGGTTTCATCATTCCAATATTCGAGTTGGATTTTACGTTGTAAATGGTCAACCTCTGCGTCTGTGAAGAATTTTTGAACCTGATACAATGTTGAAATATTGAGCGGAACAGTTGAGAATGACCAGTTTGTCTTAGTTCCTTGCGCCGTAATTCTTATTAAATCCCTTGTATAATCATCACGGTCAGCCTTTATTTCCTCACGCACATTCGGGGTTTGCCCGAATGTGTCGATTTGAATTAATTCATTTGGAAATATAGCACCGGTCTTAACAGCTTTCATTAAATAACCTTTGAATGTTGGCATATATCCTCCTTACTATACAGCGTCTACACCATATCTGTTCTTATATTCTTGATTTTTACCCAAAAACCAAGAGAATAATTTATTTCCATCAATGCTGAAATTGATAACAGATGGGTTTCCTGTGTTTGCTGATTTGTCTTGTAATGCTTCAATTAATGCCTGCTTGATTGTGTCAAGTGGAGCTTCTACGTTTGTGCCGTGTTTCTGGTCACCCACAATCGCCATAAATGGACGATTTGCCGGAAGTACAGAACCTTTTGCAAGCTCAGGTATCTGTGGTGTACTTATTGTCGGTAATCCATTGAATGGATGTTTACCAAGAATACTGATACTTCTTATTTTGTCGAGAGCGGCATTAATTCCCTCAAACGGCTTCGATATAACTTTGTTTATGCCCTTTATCAGTCCATTAATGACATTCTTTAATGCGTCTAATATTCCGTCTTTAATTCCACTGAACACTTTTCCGCCTTTACTGAATACATTCTTAACTTTCTGCCAAGCATTGGAAAATGTATTTTTGAACCAATCAGGAATTGACTTGAATACATCCTTAATGCCTTGTACAACGTGTCCGAAAAATCCTTTAACTGTATTCCATACAACCTTAATACCATTCCAAGCATTAACAAAAGCGTCTTTAATCTTTGTTGCAACTCCTTTGACAATAGTGAGTATATTCTTGATTGGCAATGTGACTATTGACGCAAGGTTATGGAAAATATTGGAGAAAATGTTTTTTACATTTTGCCAAGCACCTTTCCAATTTCCGCTAAATACATTCTTAACAAATTGTATAATATTTTTCAAGTTGCTAATAGTATTCTTTATTACATCAATAATTACACCAAGTATATTCTTAATAATCTTAACCAATGTCTGAATAATTGAACTTACAATCGGGTACACATAAGTCACAAACCACTTAACAATAGGAGCAAGATATTTATTGTAAACATCTTCAACGGTCGTTGCTACTTCCCCCACTAATGCAAGAAATTCATCAACCAATGGGCTTAAATGATTTTCCCACAAATCTGTGACTGCTTCAATTATAGTTTGAACTATCGGACCGAGGTAGTTATCCCAAACAAGCATTACAATCTCACCAATATTTTGAATTGCTTCTTGTATTCCTGCAAATATAGGCTCTCCGTATTTTTGCCAAAATTCATTAAGGCTTTCCATTAAGTCTACATATACAGTTTTTACAAGGCGTAATATCGGCACAACTCCGTCTCTCCATACTTTTTGAAAAATTGGAAGTACGGTGTCGAAAGCTGAACGCATTGTATCAACCATCTTTGATTTAAAGTCTGTCATCATAGGTAATCCAACTTCAATAAATTCCTGCAACATAGGATATGCGGCTTCATTCCATATATCGCTAAAGCAATCTGCAAAAGTATTAAGCAAATCATTCATTATATGACCGGCTGTGCCTGCAAAATTGCTTAAAAATGGCAGAAAACTATTGTTGAAATAATTCTCTAATGGCGCGCCCAATGCGGCAATGTCCGAGAATACATCAGAGAAAACCTCTTTTAAGTGTGCGAAAGTATCACTAAATTGTCCAAAAAACTCAGTTAGTTTGCTTAATTTTGAACCAGTTGCGGAAACATCTTCATCAGGTATTAGACTTCCACCATCCGCACCTATTCCAGTGCCAGCTCCGGTTGCACTTGCAGTATTTGATGTATCTTTGGATGTGATTACATTAAGTTTATCATATGCACCCAAGGCGTCATTCTGTTTTTTCTGTGCTTCGGTCAATCCGGTTGTTGCGTCTGTGAGTTCATCTGTCGCAACTGTTACATCCGCAATTCCGGCGGAAGCCGAACTTGTCTGAGCTTTAATGCCTAACAAATCATTCAAAGACTGTGCCGCTTGTATTAAATAAGTGACAAATTTATTTAATAATTCCAAGCCCGGTTTAAGAATTTGCACAAGGGTATTTCCGATAAGGGTCATAAACTGTTTCCATCGTTCATGCAATATCTTTGTTTGGTTCGCCCAGCTATCTTGTGTACGAACGAAATCTCCTGCGGCAAGATTAGTTTTATCAAGGAAAAATGCTTGTCGTACTTCAACCTTTTCCGCTGATGACATATTCTTATACAGTTTATCATACCCATTTGCTAAAGCATATGCGGATAATTCAGTTTCAGTCATTATAATGCCGACACGTTTGAGCGGCTCACTTTCTCCTGAATATACGGCACGTCCTATCGTATTTGCTTCATCAATTTGCAAATTATAATAAGAAGCCAAGTCCGCCACACGTCCAGTCATTTCAATGGCACTATCCGTAGCACTATCAAGTGATTGTCCAAGTCCTCTACCCATTGAAGCATAAACAGAACCCATTCTTTTCGCTGTTAGTTCAGAAATACCAAAATTGTCAATGGCAGATTTGGAAAACTCCTCCATTTTATTCGTCATACTGCCAAAAGCTGTGTCAACTACGTTCTGGGCTTCCATTAAATCTGATGATAATTGAAGAGCTTGTTTACCGAAATCCACAAGAGCTTTTACAGAAAATGCGGCAACCAACATACCACCAAGTTTTTTTGCAACTGACTTCAATCCACCAACTGCGGAAGATGTCTGTTTTGTGCTATTACTTATTTGTTTCATAGCTTTGGAACCAGTGTCACCAAGTTCTTTAAACTCTTTGGATGTTGACTTGACTTTTGCTTTTTCCTTGTCAACTTCCTTTAGGGATTTTTGGAACTCTTTAGGAATTTGAGCTATATCATCTTTTGGGACTTCAATTTCAAAATTATCATATACTGTTGTTCCAGTTGGGCTGTTAAGGGTTGCTTGAATATCCTTCTGAAATCCGGTTGCAACTGTTGATACTTCATCAGCTGACGGCGGGTCAATATCAAGGGTAGCAGTCATATCAGGAATATCAAAAGTTGTTGTTGAAATTTCTTTAGCACTTTGCTTTACCTTAGATGTAGTCTTATCAAGTGCCTTATCAACATCAGATACAATACCAAGTGTCATACTACTTATCTGACTTGATATAGACTTAACAACTCCGATTAATTCCTTAAAGCACTTTTGCATTGCTTTATTTAATTCTTGTACGTCATTGATTGCGCCTTGTTCATTTAACGTAGTGTCTATTACAACTTTTCCGTCTGCCACAATTTACTCCTTCCTAGCCGAATAAATCTTGAAGAGCCTTTTTATCTGCCTCACTCCGTTCTTTATGATAATAAGTCATATCAATAAGTTCCTTGTTGTTCCGATAAAATTCTTGTTCATACTTCTCCAATTTTTTATGTCGAGCTTTTTTATTTCTTATATTTACCACACTTGCGAACATCCCATCCCCTATTTCGTTAAACAGTGCCACGAATGTCCACCAGTGCATATATTTGTCAGCTCTGATTTCTCTTCCTGCAACTTTATTAATTGCTGAAAAAATCATTTGTTCATCTTTGTTCCAATCATATAATGTTGGCTGAGTTGTGTTATTTTGATTTTTGTTGAAATCCTCATATAGATTGCAGTCGAGGAAGCGCACGGCTTGTAAATACGCCTCCTCAACGTAATCAGAAGGAGGGTTTATATAGATAATTTGTACGGTTATCAACATTCTTTCCCAATCCGAAAGTTCATTGTCCTTAAATGCTGATAACACCAACAAACAATCTCGATAATCAGTTCGTATATCATACAGTTCATTATTGACTTGTAATTGTGTAGGTAATTGTCCTATCATAGCCAATTACCTCATTATTTATCAACAACTTGTGATGTATACTTCTCAATACGTTTTGAAGATTTTTCCGCTTCCGTTTTAAATTCCTTGCGGATAACCGGCATAATCGCATTCATAAATCTTTCAACGAATGTTACCCCGCCGCTTGTGTTAAGGCAATTCTGATTACCAAATACAACATCACACAAGTGTGGGTCATCAAACAGAATGTTTAATTCTGTTTTAATTTCTGTATCAAATATGGAAAGTTGTTTTAAAACATCAACCTCCGACATAGTATCGGGCAACTTAGATATATCATCAAGTTTATCCTGAATTGATTTACCCATTGCCTGCGCACGTTCAAAAAAGTTGATGTCCTTAGGATTTATAGTTATCTGTCCTCTTACAACTCCCTCTGAATTTTCAATGTCATATGTTTTTAAGCCGTTGTCAATTTTAATACTAGCCATTTTTTAAATCCTCCTTTAATTCAAAAAATAAGGGATGTATTATTAAGTACATCCCTATCCATAATACTTATTACACTCTGGTATCGTCTTCAGTACCTTCTGTGAATGTCGGTGTGCCGGATGCGATTGTAACTGTTCCAGCTTTTCTGTTTCCGTCGAAAGTAACATCAAACGGAATAGCAAATCCGGAAGTGTCACCGCCGTATGACTGTGGCTTTACTACTACATCCTCTGTCCACGCACTATGTCTAGCTGCTGATGTGTCCTCAACAATAACTTCAAGAATTTTTGTACGGCAACTATCACCTTTGAGGCGGTTCATTGCAATGTCTTTAAGTTTAGCATAAATGCTGTCATCAGGATTTGCATAATAAGGGTCGGCGGACATACTAGGTTCATATCCGTTATCCTTTACTGAGGTTTCTCCAAGAATGTTCTTAACTGTTTCAGTATCAGGATTGAGTTCAACACTCATTTCCTCAATGTCTTTACCTATTAAGAACCACTTTGGAGAACCAACATCTCCGAATGAAGCGTCAATATAGTGCATTAACGCGGGTCTTTCAAGTTTTGGCATTGTTATTCTCCTTTCTTTCTTCAACGTATTTAATACGCGCTTGAAATTCATACTTTGCAAGTGAATTTGTTTCGTTTATGAAAATATCGGGTACATTATTAAGTACCTCAATTTTTTCTATTGTGTTATTCTTTCCGAAATCCGGATAATTGTCAGATGTAATGTTATCAAGCCAATCTGAGAAATTAAGAACCTCGTCCATTGCGTCCAAGTTAGTATTACTTGTTCCGGTATTATCATACACACTTATCATATCAATACCGAATGTGATTTCTTTGTGCTTTCGACCAAGTATATCTTTACTGATTACACGTTCTCCGGTCACACTGTTTAAAGCTACTGTGCCTTGCGTAACTGGAGTTGCATTGAAGTAAATCCAATCATTGAGAGGTTTATATTTATCTATAAGCCATTTATTAATTTGTCTGTATAAATTCATCTTTACCTCTCCTTTGCAATGTAATCTGTAATAATATTCGCAACTTTATCTTTAAATTCATTATATGCTGGTACTTCCCAATGTGATGTGGCATTTGGATTAAATTCTTTACTATAATTCAATGGAACATTTGTAGGAATTTTAGTTACACCCGGTCGGCTCCACCAACCATATCCCGGAGTATAAAAACCTCCTACATGATACACTGAGTCAACATATTTCAAGCCTACCCATTGATAATGGGCATATCGGGATTCATAAATGACTTGAAATGGTACTATGCTCACATTTGAGCCAAGTGTTCCAGTTTCCATTGGAGTATATTTTGTAAACAATTTACTCCAAGTGAGCGCAAGAAATTTACCCAATTCTCTGTCAGATGATATGTTCTTAATCTTGTTGGCAACACCGTCAAGATTAATATTAATTGTTGTATTTGAATTACTCATATACCAGTCACCTTCAATCGTACAGTTGCCTCGAATCGTTGTTGTACCTCTACAATACTACGAACCTCACATACATTTGGAATATGCTGATTTTTAAGTACCATAATATTTGATGGAATTATATTTTCTGATATTTGCGTATCAAGGAAAATATAATCACCTGGAGATAATGTATAGTAATTCTCTTTATCTTCAAGTGTTTTCCAATCATTATATGGTTTATACTTATCGTCAAAAGGAATTAGTATTGTAAATACTTCTCCTATACTAACTTGCGTACCATTGACAGATGTTACACGTTCTTTGAAAAACTGTATATTTTGTAATACCGTTTTATACCAAACATCTAACTTTGTCACACTATCATTTCTTGAAAGTCTGTTGGCAATAGTAATTATTTTCGCTTCCATTGCCACCTCCCGCGATACACAAGTTCAGGGTACGCCCACAAATATTCTTTCACTAAAGAATTTATTTGTAAATCAACATCAGATATTATAGAACCATTGCTTGTCGTTGTTCCTGACTTATATCCGAAGCTCTCAATACCGTTACTATAACTTGATAAATTTGATGGCGCGTCAATAGTATTAGGCTTTTCCCAAAATGATATATTAAGTCTAAAACATAACTGTTTTACTTCCTCAGGTACTTCATCTAACTTCTTAATGCGTCCATTTGTGAGAAAATCAAGTCTATTTTCAACTTGATACTCATTAATATTAAAAGTGGGCTGGACTTGTTTTCCACCCATTTCCAAATATTCTTCATAGGTTAAATACAATTCGCCCACCTCCATTACTCTGATTTCTTGCGTACTTGACGCTGTTTTGGCTTATTATCTTCTGTGTTAGTTTGTGTGTGTATCTCCGCTGACTTTGGGGTGTCATTGTACTCAACAGCACCATTATTCTTGTACTGTTGAGCAATGACCATATTGTCAGTTGTTAAGATTACACCGGTCGAAAGCATTAATCTCATTCAACTTACCTCCGAAATTATTAGGTTGCAGATGTTACAACTGTCTTTCCGGCTCTCACAACCTCATTACTTGTATTAAGTTCAACAACAACAATTTCATTGTTTGTCTTTGCTGTAATCTCTTCTGCACCATTCCAAGTTGTGTAACCGGTTACGGTTTTACCAATCTGCGGAATGTCTACTGTTTCAGCTGTCTTATAGGAATAAGAATTACCTGAAGCCTTTGCCGGTGCAACTGTGAGTTTAGTTTTACCAGATGTCGAACCTTCCTCAGACTTTACTGTTAAAACTCCATCCGGCGCATAGTAAAGAATTGTTTCCGGTGTAACTGAGTGTGTTCCATAATAGAAGAACAACTCAATAGCATAAGCCTCAGAAAGCGGAATTTTCTCGGCTGAGTATGGTGTACTCTTAACCGGCTGTGCAACCGAACTATTAAGCTGTACAATGAATGATACACCATTTGGAAGTCTTGTTGAGCTTTCAATTGGCACACCGTGATATGTCTGGAAATCTCCAGCGGCGGTATTTACATTAGAATTATTTACCTTTTCGTCAAGATAAATTCTAATCTTGCTGTAAAACTGCGGTGAAGTCTGAATTGAAAGTAAATCTCTAGGAATACCATCAATATAATCATTCTTGAGAGTTTCGAGTGTTACAATAGCCTCCTCAAGAATTTCGGAAACGCTCGTTGCACTTGCGGAAGGTGTGAACTGAGTACCAGCTGATACACATTCCTTGAAGAATGCCTCGTCAAGTTCTGCCGCAAATCTTAACGCATGATTTGCCGAGCGTTTTGCAACAAGTCCATCAACACCCAAGAGTGAAATATCTTTCTGCTCTATTTCCTCGACAAACTCTCTGTCCGTGTCAATCGGGATTGTAACTGTATCTCCCTTGACTGCCTGACCCTTGCCAGCTGTTCTTGCTGTGCCATATGCTTTAGAGCTTGCATTTGCAAATCTCTTCGCTTCCACTGTACCTGAATCCGGGTCACCTGAGAGGTCAGTGTTCTTAATTCTGCCTGAAATTGTCATTTTCTGAACATTCTCGATAACCCCGTCATATGCCTCAGCTAAAAGCATCTTACCGGTTTCATCTAACAAAACATTCAGGGATTCAATTCTTGCCATACTAATTTCTCCTTTTCTTTTTTAAAATTTTCGTTATGTTACCAAATCTTAGGACGTTCTTTTACCTGTGGCGGTTCCGGTGGTGTTTCCGGCTTAGTACCAGTTGATGATACAAACGGCACTGGCTTTGAATTAGGTGTTGGAGTTTGCTTATCCTCCGCAAAAGCTCCCGCGTCCTGTGTTTTATACGCATTCACGAAATCGTCAAAACCTAGTACATCATCACCATTCATAGTGAGATTTTTGTCCATAACCTCTGCCAAGAAAGCACGTTTGGCGGCGTTGCTGGAAAACTTGAGTTGATTTACTCTAGTTTCAATCGCGTACTTATATGCTTGTTTTGCGAACTGCTGGGCGAAATCATTCTTAGCATTATCATACGTTGTCTGTAATGTATCGAATTTTGCCTGTAAATCAGATAACTTACTTGCGTCCGTTCCAGCCGTTTCAAGCTGTGTTTTAAGGTTCGCAAGGTCGGTATCACGTTGTTTAATATCCGTGTCATACTTACTATGCCAATCATCACGTTCTTTTTCCACGTTCGCCAAGTTATTCGTTATTCCTTCAACCTCTTTGACTGTCTTGTAATTTTCATACAGCAACTTGTCAAACTCTGCTTTCTTATCCTCCGGAACGGCAATTCCAAAGTATTTAAGAATTTCGTAAATGTTTTTCATTTTCTTGCTCCTTTTCAACTAAAATGTTTTTATAGTCCGCTTTCCGGACTTTGGTTTACTACATATAGTATTATACATAAGTTATCCACATTTGTAAAGTGTAAAATTAAAAGTTATCAACAATTTCAACAAAGTTATCAACAATTACTAAAGTTATCAACAATTACTAAAGTTATCAACAATTACTAAAGTTATCAACATTATCAACAATATGTTGTTGATAATTAAAAGTTATCAACAATTTTATATAGTTATCAACAATATTTTGTGGATAACTTGTATTGCAATATGTTATAATTTAAGTAAAATAAAGAAAGGAGTTTTTGATTATGACAAAAACAGAGTTAGAAATTTTACAAAGGCTGAGAGAAAAAAGTGATACAAAAGGTATACAATGACTCGATAGATTTATTTGGCTTAACACTACAAAACCTAAATATGAAATAGGAGAATATCATTTAGTCAGTAATCCGGGAAGCTATATAGCCAATAATGAAATTTTGGGTATGCGAGCAAAACTAACTGGTGTGATTCCTGAAAGTTCTTCAAGTAAATACAAGTACATATGCGAAATTCTGATGACTGTGTATGAAGGAACAAGCTCATATACGGCTATGTGTACAACCGTTGTATATGAGGAAAATATAGGAGAACTGGTTGATAACAATCTTAATACAATTAAGTAAGTTCACCAACAAATTTGAAGAAGAAAGCGATATATAATTTAAAATACTCACTCAATTAAGAGTGAGTATTTTTTTTGCTTATATGAGATTTTTTGCCTTTGTAACCCGGAACATATAAACGATTCACACGTTGCGCGAGATTGGCTTGACTTGATACTGATTTATATTTCTTACTCAGTAACAATATTCGATTTTCCGCTTTCTGCATAGTGATTTTATCATCAATGCCGGAACTGAAAATATATCGTTCTTTTTGCCTGCGTATTTCAGTTTCAATATTCCGCTGTATCTGAGTAACATCATATCGGCTATATTTCTTACCGTCAATATCAACTTCCCGATTGCTCAATTCTTTATATTTATCCAGTTCCTCACTGGTGTATGTTTTCGGTGAAAGTCCCAAGATAATCGGGAATGTATAATGCTTACAGTTACAAGTTGATATTTTTCGTTTCAACTGCGAATTAATTTCCGCGAATTTTTCTTTTGTAAACTGCCTACCTTGTATAGGAAGATGGTCTTTGGCACATAGCGCATGAGCTGTTATTTCTATTCCGTCTGCACCGACTTCCTTGCCGACTTGTTCCCTTGTTGCATTGTTGACTTGTTTTACGCCATCTAAAATATTCATACGAACCGCGCTATCTAATCTTCTTGTATATCCGCTTGAATATTGTACGCGCATACCCTCCCAAGCGTCTTTTATAAGAGTATGACCGAGAGGTGGGCTTGTTATTGCTTCCCGGATGTAATCAGTATAACTGCTAACTCCGGATGTAATAGCTTGTACCGCTATATCAACTAATTGTCGGTATGACTCAAATATAACAGATGTAGAGGCAAGATTTACAAACGTGTTAGCGGTCAATGTTCGCATACCGTTTAAATATGTCTGCATTGCTATATTTTCGGAAAATGGAACTGGCTCAAGTTGACGATATTTATACATATATAGCATATTATCGTATATGCCTTTTCCACTTTGCTCATAAATGTCCATTATATCGGACAATGATTTACCGCTTTCTTGCGCTAACAAATATGTGATTTTGTCAATGTTCTGATTATATTTAATCATTTGTTCCAACCGGTTGACGTTGGAGGGTGTCAATCTACCGATTTCTTTTATCTGTTCCGCCATTGCCTTTATCAAAGTAACATTGATTTTTTCATATCTACTTGCAACTTCATAGGAGAAATCGGTTAAATCATTGTCCGAAAGCATTATTTATTGTCCTCCTCGGTTTCTTTTGATTTTGCCTTGTTTTTTGCTTTATCTTCTTTAGTGTCTTTATCTTTATCGTTCGGACGTGTTTTTTCTTCGTCCTCATCTTCTTCGGTGCTTTCAAGTGTGGTATTGCCGTCTTGACTATATATATCATTCAACATACGTTCTTGATTTTCCTTTGCCATTGTATCAATGGCGGCTTTTGCGCTTTCCAGAGTTTCGCCGGTATACCACGAACGCAATTCCGCCTTACTTAATACTCCGGCAGTTACAAGTTGCAATTTTTGATTGAGTTCGGTATCGGTATCGGTCAATACACTATCTTTCCACTCAATTTTTGTATCGTAATCGCCCTCAGGTGCAAATTGCATTAATGATACAAATACATTCATTGCATATACAGCATCCATTATAGATTTTTCAAGCGCGTCTTGAATATTGGATATTGTAATGTATGTTCTTTGCTTTAGTAACTTAATTTCGGTTGCCGTTCGTGCCTCAGTTTCGACTTGCGATAATGTACCCCTTGATATTCCGATTATGTCCTCAATCTTCATCAAGTAGGTATTTAATCCGTTATTATAATTAGCATCACGCAATGCCGGAGCAAAAGCCTGATAGGTATCGGCTTGTCCTAAATCAATTTTGCGGTACAGCCTATTTTTACATTTATCCAGTTGCATTGTATTTCCGTAATAGGTGGTTTGATAATCGACCGCCGTTGGGTCTACGTCAATCGCAATTTGACCACCTTCGTATTCCCAATCAAGTCTTGAGAATTGTCTGTCGGCATATTCAATTAATTTTCGCGCCGGGCTGAAAATCGAAATTCCTAAAGGGCTTGACATATCAATGTTATTTGCAAGCGGTACACGGAAATATCCATATAACGGACGTTCAACTTGTTCAATAACCTGCGGTTCAGTTGGCAAGCCCGCCCAACGTGGGATATTTTCCAATGGATATTCATCCCCTATATCGTTGATTTCGTCAATGTCGTTATTATTTTCAATCTTTGCGCGGTATGCCTTGTTTAATACAGTTACCGTGTTATTTTGAGCGTCAAAAGTCTGATACTCAATTTTGGTGTACATATAATCGTCCGAAATAAACCAATCCGGAAAAGCTATGCTAATTATAGTTCCGTTATTGTCGTAGGCAAGCGGATAAAATTGTCCTTGTTCCACGAAATCTATATATACACCTTGCTCCGTGAAATACGGCTTTATTATCATACCGCCTAATGCAAGCGCTTTTTCCAGCTTCTCCGGCAGTTGTTGGATTAATCGCTTATGGTAAATATCGTCAAGATATTGAGCGCGTGTAGCTTGCTTATCCACGTTATCCTTGTCCATATCAACTTCATCCTCCACACCCGGCTCTTGAATATGGGTTTCCAGTTCAGACAAAACTTGTTGTTGTATTGATTGACATATTTGTTTTGCCAAATTCATTGTATAGATTCCGTCATCCGGGTTTTCCCATGGCGGACAATCTTTATACATATCACGCCACAACTCAATAGCATCCGCCATTTTGTTCGATATTGCTACATCGGATAATGGGCTTTCATCGGATGATGTTGATTTTGTGATTGCTGTCAGCATTTTTTGTAATGCCATTTTAATCAGTTCAATTAGTTTTTTGACCATTTTTTATTTTCCTTTCTTTTTCCACATCTGCTCCATTGCATATCTTACACTATCAATGGAATGGTTATCTTTATCCGGGTATACGCTGGTTGGGTTGCCTTCCTTGTCTAGTTCGTATTCGTATTTGCTGAACTCTTTACTTGCATTCGGACAATCGAATGGGTCGATTACAATTTCATTCAATGATTGAAGCCACTTCATTGAATAACGTACACTATCCGGTCCTTTTTCTGCCGGTCTTGCATTTATGCCAAACGCTCTGTAATCTTGTACCGATTTATTTTCCGAGCTATCGCAAGTTACCACATCAAATCGGGTTAGTCCGAATTGTGACTTGAGAACTTCCGCCGTTTCCGAATTGCGCATCTTATTAATTCTAAATTCCTCAAATATGAATAATCGCATCCGTGCGGCGTCATAGTGCATACAAGAATAATTGTATGGGTCTGGGAACCAGCCCCAGTCAACTCCTCGATATAGCCTATCAAAGCTGGCACGTTCTTCCGGTGTGATTTTTCGTATGGTTATATTATCGAATACTTCTGTACCATTGCCAACGGGTATTCCTAAATATTCATGTTCATATGCTTTCGGATTTACCAATTTGAGCCATTCCGCGTCATCAATGAATTGTTTACCAAGCCAATCCGCTGGAGCTTGCAAATAGGTAGTCTGTGATACTATTGTATCGCTTCTTAATTTTTCCTTTTCAATATAATCATTCGCCCAGTTCTGTCTTGATTTCGGCGGGTTCATTGACTTGAATACTTTAAAATCATCACCGCCACGGATAATGGACTGCTGAACTTTACGAATTTCCTCTTCGCCGTTAAATTCATCAAACTCCTCGAACCATAAATATCCAATGTAACCAAACGGCACTTTTATAGACTTTGATTTTTGCGCCTTGTCCAATCCCTTGAATATAATACGCTGTCCGGTGGGCTTGTAAATAGCACGCATAGGCGATTTGGTGAATACCCAGTCCGCTGACACACCTAATATATCAACCGCCCATTCTACCTGCGCATATACGGAAGTTTCCAAGGTATCGCCGACCTTGCGATACACAACGGCGTGTTTTTCTGCGTTTTCCATTTTCATCATATTTAAGACAATTTCAATACTTATAAATGATGACTTGAGCGAACCTCTGCCGCCGGTCAAATCGTAGTAGGTATGCCGGTTATTCTTTACATCTTGATGCAAGTTGTAAAACGCAGGACCTATGCAATTTTTCAGGGATATTTTTGTATAAGCCAAAATCAACCCTCCTCCGTATCTTCATCATCAACCGGTATATCGTCATTAATAATAACGTGGGAATTAGCGGCTTTATTTTTAGTGTGAATATCCAGACGCCTTGCAAGCTCTCCAGCGGCGCGTGTTCTTTCTTGTATTGATACATCAAGTCCGAAGTTATCCGTTTCTTCACCACGCATCACTCTAGTTAGATACTGCATTACTTCCTCAATGTCTGCTATCTTATCATTATTGAGCCTATCCTGCACGGCGGTCAAGTAGTCCACAACTTTAGCATTTTGTAGTAAACGCGCGGCTATGACGTGTGCAGTTTTTTCGCTATAACCTGCGTCTTTTGCTGACTGTTGTTTCTTTCCTGTCTTAATATAATTCAAAACAAAATCAACTTGTCTTTGATTTAATTGTTTTCTTAATTGTTTTTCCTTTTCACTTTCCTGGGTCATTTTTTGCCTCCTTTAAAATATCCGCTAAAGCCTTTATTATATTGACTTTATTAGATGTTTTTATTATTTCATTTTTGCCATTTTTTACGGAATAAATTGTTATAACCTTGTTGAGTTCATCGCTATATACTTGATATGAATTTATCAAGATTATTATATTATTTTGTTTTAGTGCTAATATTAATTTATTGATTATTTTCTGATAATTCGCCATTTTGTCCCCCGAATCCGCCGCCGGTTTTTTATAAATGTTTCACGTGAAACATATCAATTAAATTAATAATATTATATA